TAGGTCCGCATGTGCTCCAGCTCCTCCTCGGTGAAGTCGGCCAAGTACTTGCCCTTTGTTGCTAGAAGCACAGCGTTGTTCTTCACGCCTAAGTTGTAATGCTCAACCAGCTTGGCAAGCGAGACGCCGCAGGTCTTTGCGTGCAAGGGACGAGCCATGGCTGCGGTGCACATCCACATGCGCGGGGTAAGGCCGAACCTGTAGGCCGCAATGTAAGCGTCAAACCCAAGCATGTTGTGGCCAAGTAGAGCGCCGTTATTGATCTGTGCGTTGAGTGACTTGAAGGCTCGGCGAATATCGGCATCGCCAAATAACACGTTAGTCTCTCCCGCGTTTACCTTGATTGAACAGGAGATAGTCTCGAACCTGTCGCCCATGACGTACTCAAGCGGGCTGAGCTTAGTCAGTGAATAGTCGCTTGCCCAGTAGGATTCGAAATCTAGTGTGATGATGTCCATTTACTTTCCTTAGTAGGGTGCGGGCAATCGGCGGGCACTTCGACAGCGCAGTAGACAGCAACCCATTGGCCTCTGTACGGGCCAGTCCAGCGGTCCGCATAAACATCAACCATTGTTTGTAGCGACTTGCGCACAACCCTTGTGTCAATTTGCAGAGCTATCTCAATCTGCTTAGCGGTCAGTCCGTCAGTGCCAGTCAAAACGTCTCTGATTCTTTGGTGGTGTGAGTTCATCGCATGGCTTTCATCTTGTCTATCCAACAAACCGCACAGTACCACCTGTGTGATGACGTTTGAATGCCGCCTTCGGGGGCACGCTTTTCTTCACATAGGTGACACAACTTAAAAGGCTGACCGTTGATAGAGCTGCGAGGCATGGCAATTTGGTGTGTTGCAAAACTCATTTCATATCTCCGAGAACGTGACTGTTGAGTCAAGCTTGCGCAGATCGGCTGCAGCAGCAATCAAATATTTATACCTTGCATTGATCTCACGTATCGGTAGCTCGCCATCACAGCTGAGATTCTCTGGACTTAAATGGAGGTCAATCGAATCAGCAACTTTTTGTCTACCCTGTGCTGTATTTATTTCAAACCTACATGGACCTATAAGCGCCCACCTACCATTGATATCTTGGACAGACGTTCTTTCTCTGTCTAAGTATTTCTGCAACGACTTCATGTTAATCCTTCAAGTAGTTCGGCTTCGATTCTGGAATAGTCGGCATCTGTCATCTTTGACCGAAGCCATGGAGCGAGACGGCCGCGCCTGTCGTGGATAGAGAACTCAATCTCTGGGTACTCTTCGGGATAAGAGTAGTCAGCCGCCCCACCTAACTGGGCGGGGCTACCGGACTGGTAGCTCACCACGTGAGCTTGGCAGGGTATGCCGCTAATGGTCGTGTTCATCTTGCCTCCAATTGCTCACAGTAGGTAACCGACCCAGTTATCCACCTAGCAAAGAGAAGATCAAGCTCAGCAACAAACTCAGCGTTTGTGCAGTTGAAGTTGTTGTACAACCAACCCCCCATCTCTTCGGTGATCTCGTAGTCAAAGACACCAGGGCAGTCGAAGTCTGGGTGTAACTCCTCGGCCTTGGCGTACCAAGCCTCAACAAGCACGGCCATGTCATCACACTTGTCTACTACCCCCATGAAACCTGCATTGGAATGGGGCCACGGCCTTAGTGGGGTACTCTCGCGCTCTGAGCTCAGGCCTATGAACAGGTAAATTGCAGTTGTGGTTTGGCTCATGCGCTATGTCTCCATGCCCTGCGAAAGGCGTAAATGAAAGTCATGCCGAAGCGGCGATAGAAGTAATAAAGGCGGAAGAATGTCATGGCTTTTTCTCCGTTATGAAGTCGTTGCGACCATCAGTCTTCATCCCTACGTGCAGCATTAGCCTGCTTAGGCGGGTCTCAATGCGAGCCATCCGCTTGTTCTGACTGTCTGCCGAATGTTGTAGGTCTTTAACTAACGATGTTAGTGTATCAGTGTTAGCTATCTTACTAACACTTTCTTTTGGCTCACCCGAAACATAGGCAGCGTTGCCGCTCATCTCGGTATAGAGCCTAGCTTCTTTCTGCGCTGCACAATGGGTGCTGAACTCGCCCAGTAATGTGTTGTTGTGGTTGTAGGCCTTGAAGGTCATGATGCGATTTTCCTTATGCGGTAGGCCTTGGGGTCGTAGTCTGTAACGTGGCCAAGCGCAACTGCATCTTTTAACTCGAGCAGATGCTTCTTCAGGTCTGCATCGGCCTCGGCACGGGTGTTAAACCGAACGGGCTCGCCGTTGACCGAATCTACGCTCTCCCATGTTTCGTAGACAAAGAGGGTTTGTACTTCGTATGTCATTGTTGTTCTCCAAGTTCGTCGCAACAACACCCGAACCCATCAACTGCGGGGCAGTCGGGGTGATGCTCTTTATCGTCTTCATCCACAACAAAGCTAAGGGTACGCAACCCTTCAAAGCTTTCCACAATCTTGAATTCAACCTTTGCCTTGTCGAGTAGTTCGTATAGTTTCTTGGGTGTCATCTCAATACTCCCTAGGTAGTATGCAGGTGAACGTGTTGTCCCCGTTGTCGCATACATAGAACATCCAACTGCCTTGCGGCATGTCGGTGTAGTCGATCTTGCGAGTCCACAAGACAACATCTCCGCTGCCGGTCATGGTCAGCACGGCCTTGCCGTCCTTGACTACGGATGACACACAGCCCATGTACTCACCCTTGGATTTCAGGATGGCGGGTAGCTCAGTAGCAAAGATGTCGATGAGCCAGTGGCACCCTGCGTCTGCGCAGTCACGCACGCCATCTGAGAAGGCGAAGTTACGTACCAGTGGATGGCGGATGAGAACGTTGGCCCCGTTACGATACTCGTTGTAGGCCGTAGTGAATGCAGTGTTATCCATTTGATTCTTTCGTTGTAAAGCCGTTAAATTTCCTAGTCAGATACGCGTTCAAAACTCTTCTCCCATTCGACTCATCTTGCGAAGAATCGCGCAGTCAGAGCGCAGCCGACCAATCTCAAGTATCAGTGCGGCTACCCCTTGCGCTGCTTGATCCGGTGCGTCCATGCACCACAACTCTAGGTCATCGACACCTAACTCATTCAGGTCATCGAACACGCTAAGGAAGGGGACGTACTCTGGCGTGGTTTGCTTCTTGTGCTTCTTACCTATCGGGGCTACGTTGGATGCTTTGTGGTGACCAAAATTCTCATAGTCGTCCTCAAATAATCCGCCTCCGTAGGTGCCGCCTCCGTAGCCGCCGCCTCTGTATGGATTCCTGTAGGTACTTGGGCTATATACCGGCACGGGGTCAGCCTTGAGAGGATCACGATCTACGGGCAGGCTATCCCAATTGATTGCGATCAGCGCCTTGAGCAGTGCTGCTGCATGGGCATAGTCTTGTGTCTCTGACTTGCCGTGTTGTGACTCGTAGCCGACTCCAAGGTTAGTGCACTCGGCGATCACACCTCGATACGTTGCGGTGTCGGTATACACACCCCTGTTACTGGGCTCGTAGTCCATACCGTTCTCACTGAGTCTGGCCGCAAGGGCTACAGCAAACTTATCGCTACAGCACTCCTGTCCACGTTGATGGGTGATGACCTCGTTGTCTCGGGGACGATCAAAGGCAACTGCTACCTCGAACTGCCTGAGCAGTGATCGGTGCTTGTCCAGCATGGCTTTGGAGCCAACACATCCGACCTCCTCACCAGTGTGGAACATGTAGCCCCCAGGTACTTGAGCCTCGATCATGCGAAGCATCATCCACACGCCGACTCCATCGTCAGCCCCAAGACAAGTACCAACAGGGGAGTCCTTATCCAGAGCAATGATGCCGAGGATTGGGTCGTAGTTGAGCGACTTGAGCTTTTGGGTCAGCATTGGGGCGATCCCCTTCTTCGCTTTCTTATCCACGGGCATACCTACGAGCAGTCCCTCGGCGGCGGCATCGACTGTATCGATGTGACACGAGAAGAGAGTAGTGGCTGGCTTGTTAGCGGAGGTCGGTATGTGAACGTACCGCACCCCTTCGGCGTAGACCGCAGTCGTTGCGTTGGGTCCCATGAAGGCGATGATCTTCTCATCTAACCACTTGCGGAAAAGCGACTCGGCTGCTGACTTATGAGGGCGAGGCCAGAAGAGGATGTCTGCAAGTAGCTGGTCTACCGCCTTAGGAATCTCGTGCTGCGGTCCAAGAAGGCTTGGCCCTGCCTTTGGGATTACTGCGGGAGCGGCAAACATCTCGGGTGTTAATGTTGTAGTCATGTTGTAGGTCTCAGTTAGTTACGCGGTTGTAGTGGACAACTCGTCCACCGATGTAAGGCGCTGCTGTCCGGCAGCTTCCATTTCTTTTTGCTGGATCATTCCCAGCAATGTGTCGCAGTAGCCAGTAACCCAAGGCTTGACGGTGTCGTAGTACCTAGCTTGCATACGCTTGCCAGATGTGTCGTAGTCACGCTCTAGGATGTTGCGGCCATCTGCATCGTTGCAGTCAAGGCTCTTGATGAGATGCGCACCGCCAACGTAATCAGTCCAGCTCATGTTCGATCTGCCGATCAGCACTGAGTCGCCTCGGTCGTTCGTACCAACCGCCCACTGGCCGTGTCCATACTGACGTAGCATCCGCATGGCCGTATTCTGAACAAGCATCACCATCAGGTTAAGAGTCTCGATGCTTGCACTTGGCTCAAGGGCTACCATGGCACGCTCTGCACTCTGCACTGGGTCGTTCTGACGGAACATCTCAAGTGACCGCGCTAGGCTCAACGGCTCGTCCTGTGCTACGTACCAGTAATGAACGCCGAACTCGACACCTTGGTGAACCGAGGACTTAGCGTGCCACGTGCCATCGCACTCGACGAACTTGCTTGCATGCATCGCCGTGTCAAACACCGAGCCACCATCAGTTCGCGCCAAGGTAGGGCGTGCTCTGTGCATAAGAATCTTCATGCCGTTGAAGGGGCTAGCGTTGATGTAACCAAGCTTGCGAAACTCTGCAACTTTCGACTTGTGAATGAAGTAAGAATCACCGTTCTCTGGCAGCATCTGCACTGCATCGGCTATAAAGAATCGACCCGTACCATTACTCATGGTGACACCCTCGTTACCCCAAGTGTTCGGCTCATAGTAGGCTTCTGACAGCAGTCTCATATGGCAATGTTCACGATTCTCAAACGTGTCAATCCATCGGCCACGCATCCCGCTAATCTCACATCGAAAGGTCGGGGTGTCGTCCGAGTCCGCATAAACACGAGTCATGCTTCCTTGCACGACACCGTAATACTCACAGTCATTCGGAGATGTTTCGGACTTCTCGCATACCTTCGTGCTCGTGGACGCCGCATCCCAGTAACGCACTTGCTTGTAGGTGTAGCCCTCGTAGGTAAGCCCCGTCTTCTCACTGGTGAAGATGGCCGCAGGTACAGGCATCAAGGTGACGTAAGCTGATGTGGTCTTGGCCTGAGCAGTGAACCCAACGCCCACGCTATCGTTGATCTCCCGCGCCTCTTCTTGGCTAATGATCCTCATCACATTCTTATCGAGCATGACATAGGCGCCATCCCCGCTACCCTGATTGCCGCCCGGACCATCTAGGTAAGGCATCACATACTCATTCTGGTGACCGGCGCGCTCACGTGTGATCCTCGGAATAATCGCAAGCGTTGCCCCCTTAAGGCTGCTCTGCTTGTAGCCTGAGCGGATGAGAATCTTGCCCAGTATGGGATCACCATAAATCCGCACGTACCGCTTGTCATCTGCATTGCTTGGGTTTACCCAGACCACGGCTCGGCTCTTGATGCGGCCTCGTGAGTCCTTGGTGTACGCCACGCCCATGCCAGGAGCCTCGTAGGCCTCGCTCGGGTGTCGGTCGTTGGTGATGTTGAAGTGCTCCGGTCCGTAGCGCATACAGCCTGAGTCGCCTTCCATGTTTTGGTAGGTGTGGCGGATGGCGCTTGCCGTGGTGGCCAGCTCGAATGTGCCAGTCAGCTCGGCTCGGTGGTCAGCCTCAAACTGCTGAATTTGGCTATCCTTGAGCAGGATAAACGTCTGCCGCAGGAACTTGCCTAGGCTTGTTCGGGTGCGCTTGTCTCGGCATCCATCTTCCGTGGAGCGGGTGTACGCTATTTGTGTGGGGTCTTCTATGCTGATGTGCACCACGTACTGAGCGGCGAAGCTCTGGTTGATACTGTCCAGCACCTGCGTAGTTGTATAAACGCCGTCCTCGATGCGTAGCACCTCGCGTTGTTGCCACCAAGGATGACAGTTGACGCTGTTTCCATCGCTATTGTTGAGGGTAGTGCTCCTCCACCAGCTATTGCCTGTGCCGGTGTTGAAGCCTCGCATAGCCTGATTAAAGGCTTCCTCGGACTCGATCTTGCCGCTAAGGGCTTGTTTGCGTGTCATGTTGTAGGTCTCATTAAGTAAGTGGCTCTGCTGTTTGGGCAGAGGGTTTTGGCGGAAAAGGCACGCTAACAGGTTAGTGCTAGCGGCTTTTCACGGGGTCGCAAAGGTCAGAAATTGTTCGCGGGGAGGCGAACATAAACGGCGTTATCGGCCAGACAAACCTGATGGTTGTCGTCAGACGTGCTGATCTCGTGGTGCTCAGCTCCGAAGTCGAGCATGCCCTGATCGAACGTGCAGTCGTCCAAGATGTTTTCCACGGCTAGGCCAACGCTTACTTGCTGGATGGGCACATGAAACCAACGCTTGGCCGGCATTGCAGCCAAGGCCGCTGCTGCGACTAGGGCTTCAGTTGCTGCTTGAGCAATCTTCAAGGCGGGATCGTATGCTTCCCGTGTCTTCTTACGAATCAAAACCCCATAAAGGGGAGATGCCGTGTCATCGATCTCCACCGACAACTTGTGGTCGTCAGGGATGCCGTTGGCCGCCTTCGCCGTAGTGAACACATGAGCCCTCACAATCGAGCGAGTTTCATCGTCTAAGTGACGAGCAGAGATCAGCAACGCGATTTGCGATGCGGGGAGAGTGGCTTTTGCCATAGATTTTCCTTAGTTAGTCAGTTAAGAAAACCGCACAGGTGACTAGTCATATGCGGCAGGGAGAAACTCACAGTAGTTCGTGCTTAAGGACGCCACACGAGGAGGTCAAGCGCAATCACGATCAGTGCGAGCATGTAGACGATGCGCTCAAACCGCTCGAAGGGAGTCCATTTCATGATTCATCCAATCAAATCTTCTAGGCTCATGCCGGGGTCGATGAGCTCCACCTTGTCAGCGGAGGCGGGTAATGTTGTAGGACCTTGCGTCGTGGCTAAGCCTGGCAGTGGTGGCCTTGCGTCTGCATCTAAGTGCCTCTGCGGCACGAACAGTCCAGCTCTGACCTTGGTGTGCATCAGCTTGGAGCGGCATGAGGTGATAAGCCTCTGATGGTCGCGAGCCTTGGAGTAGTCCAACATGGCGGCTTCTTGGAACTCGGGCTTGAACTTAATCAGTGCGGCAATCACGCCATCAAGTGCCTTGATATCGGTTAGTGCTTCACCTTGGCCGCATCTGAGCATGACGCGCTCGACCATCTGAGTCACAGCTAACACCTTAGGCGAAGGCAGGGTCTTGTCATGTACAGGGTCATGATCGGCACACCCATCAAGCTTGGCCTCTATAGCCTCGCGTATAAAGCGGCTCACAGTAATACGGCGCTCGAATGCCATTGAGGTAATTAATGACACTTGATCGTAGGGAAGGGAGGCGGAGATTGTCCGCATTCTTGGGGGACTATTGCTCATGATGTGCGCCGTTCTTATTAATCTAAAACCAAGGATTGGGTGTTAGGTGTATACATGCTAACATAATCTAACACGTGTTAGTGCGTTTTGAGTGCGAACGAACGAAATCCTTATTAGTTAAAACAATAAGAAATGTTCAAGTCTAAGTAATCTAAAACCTAGAAGAGGGCGTGAAGCCTCGCAGAATGTTAACTAGTTGATCTTAGATTAGTAACAACTCAACATTTGTTGGTTTTTAGATTAGTTACAGGTCAACATTGGCTCGAAAATATAACTACGAATTTCAATGAAGAACCTAGAGATACAAGAGAACCAATGGTTCGGAAGGATGAAGCAGGATACGCGATTTGGTCTCGAGGTACTTAATCCGTCTAACCAGAAAACAAAAAGGTACAGCTCTATTTAAAAAGCCTGTATTAGTGAGAAGACTAGGTATAGTTAGTATTAGTTGTTATTCTAATAATATATATATAAAGTAGCTTTTCTTAGTTTTCCCCATTTTTGATTTGATGCCGCTGACGCGGCTATCCAAGCGCACTGCATAGCCCACTGTCACTGGGTTACACGGAAAGCTCGATCTCTTATGCAGTCACGCTAGACTCTTGAGCAGTAGCCACGGCAATGCGGGCTTGGTTACGTGCTTCGACACGTTTTGCAATGATCTCAGCCGATGCGGCCGTGACGTTCTCAGCCAAGGCCTTAGCATTGGTCAGCGCGGTTAACGTAGCAGTGGCCTTGCCAGTTTTGCTTGAATATCCGGCATCCTTCAAATTCGAAATGCGGTGAGTGATTGACCACACTAACGAATCCAAATCAGCGAGTCTCAGGACGGAGACGGATTCGCCCATGGTGAAGGCCAAGGCTTCAGCAAGGGGCATATAGTTGCCGTTAGCGCATGCACCGGCCATCAAGGTGACGCTACCTCGGCCGAGGTTATCACGGGCTTGCACGGCGGCTTTGCCCTTACCGGCGGCAATGTACATTGTGGAAACTGTACCGGCTTGGGTTGCAATGCTCATGCGTTTTTCGCTTGAGTTTTTACCCACGGCAACGATGTTAGCGGGTGTGAATGAGACGATGGAATTGATTGAATCAGACATGATTTTCTTTCAGTTAGTTAAATCATGAGTACTCAGGACGAATACCCATGACGTAACCCCCTAAGCCGCGTTTTGAAATGCGCGCTTCGTCATGCCTTGCGGTTTAGACGTGTTTCATTAGGGAATTGAACGCCCAACTTTCAAATAATCTATTCAAGGGGATTGCAATGAAACAGGGTGCAAGGCTTGACCGACCAACTATTTTGAAAATCAGATAATTTATTGAGTCATTGGTGACAAAGCCGCGTTTTTCGTTGGCTATCCCTAGCGTAGTTCGGCTTGCGAACCTCCGCACGACATGACTATGTCGCGTGACCTAATGTCACGATAATTTTGATCGGACGAATCCATGCTCAACTAGGCGCATGAAAGCAACATCGATCGATTCGAATTTTTAAAGAGCATAGGTGTTCATTACTAAACTTTCGCGCTGAACTTCCGATTGCAGGAAGCGCATACCGGTTGCCGGTACGCTAACGCGTTAGCTTTTCGTGTGGGTACGATCACCCTTTTCACCTTGTCGGGGCTAAACTTCAACCCTTCCACCTATAGGATCGCGTCAACCCAGCTTCTTTTTCACTTCGTAAACGGCGTCAGACCCCACCGGCACGGGACCCCGAGCGAGCGAGCCCGCCCCCCCTGCTTAAATGCTGCTCTTAGCGAAATATCAATTTTGAAAGTTAGTGTTAAATAGCTAACACCGGCTACCAGTCACACGTATTTAATTGCCAGAAAACACCCCCCTCCGTGCCTTGACGTTAACGCACTAACATGCTAGGCTATTCAAGCTAACACAACCAAGGAAATATCATGGCTAACAAACCCAAGTTCCCAATGTTCGAGAAACCCGCTAAGGGCAAAGAGTCAAAAGGCGTGCACAAGATGCCCGACGGCAAGATGATGAAAGATTCAGCCATGGACAAGAAGCAAGCCAAGTTCCCTGCGTTCATGAAAAAGAAGTAACCCCTATGCTGCCCGCCGAGTTCAAAGCTGCTGTGCACGAAGTAGTCCAGGTTAAATACCTAGAGGACTACAAAGCCTATCGTGACAAAGTTGACGAGGACGGCAGCATCGAGGATTACCGAAAGCTGGTGCAAATGTCGATCACCATGCTGGGGCTAGATGCCGAGAAGAAGGTGGATGACAAGTCCAGCCTGCCCGTGTTTAACATCACGTTTAACAGTGGGCGCATGAGCATGGAGCCCGTCATCACCATCGAGGCCGAGCAGGACGATACGCTGGAGATGTTCACTTGGACCCCCAGTGCGGCCATGCTAGCCTCATCCAACATTAACCAGGACTTGGCAGGATGTTAAGTTTTACCCCCACTCCGGTAGGGCAGGACTTTCTGGACAGCCGCTCCTTTATCAAGGTCGTCATGGGGCCGGTGGGAGGGGGTAAGTCCACAGTGGCGCTATTCGACTTGCTAGACCGCGCCATCAAGCAAAAACCATTTAACGGTACACGCCGAACCAAGTTCATCATCCTGCGCAACACCATGCAGCAGCTCAAGGCCACCGTGGCCCCGCTGATAACGCAGTGGTTTGAGACCTTAACGGGCGGCACGATGGGAAGGTGGCGCTTAACGGACAACGTTTTTGAGATGAAGTTCCGCCTTGGCGACGACACCACAGTCCACTCCGAGTTTTTCATGATGGCAGCGGACACGCCCGATGACGTAAGGCGGCTGCTGTCTCTTGAAGCCAGTGCCGCTTGGGTGGAGGAAGCCCGAGAAGTGGACCCCGAAGTTTTCTCTGGCCTGCAGGGACGGGTTAACCGATTTCCCAACCGACTAGCGGGCGGCGTTACCTACGCCGGTGTGATTTGCTCCACCAATCCGCCTCCTGTAGGTGGGTTTTGGCACAAGTTGATGACTGAGCCACCCGCCAATTCGCAGATTTTTATGCAACCTCCGGCTATTCTTGAGGACGGCTCCCTCAATCCAGAGCGGGAAAACAAAGATAACCTAGCGGACGACTACTACGACAACCTGATTGCCGGTAAGTCCGAGGACTGGGTGAATGTTTACCTGAAGAATGAGTACGGCGCGGGCGACCAAGGCCAGCCCGTGTACCGAGGAACGTTTAAAAAGTCGTTCCATGTTAGTCCTAAACCGCTTAACGCTATCCCTCAGAGCCAAAATCCGCTGATTGTGGGCATGGACAACGGGCTAACGGCGGCTGCAGCCATCGGTCAAATGGATATGAGAGGCCGAGTTAACATTTTGGGTGAGGCCTATGTGCCCGAGGGCGAGACGATGGGCGTGGAAACTTACCTAGATCGGCTGCTAATTCCCCTCCTTAGGAGCAAATTTCCCGCTTTTAAGGCCGAAAACATCGTATTTGTGGTCGATCCGGCCTGTTTTACCCGCTCTCAGGTGGATGAGAAGACTATCGCTCAAGCCATCATGCAGCGTGGTTATCAGGTGGTTAGAGCGTCAACAAACGACCCCGAACGCCGAATTAGTGCCGTAGAGGGGCTTTTGACCCGTCAAATCGATGGTTCTGCTGGCTTCCTAGTGGACCCTACCTGCTCTCACATAGCTAACACGTTAGAATGGGGCTTCAGATACAAGAAAACCACGGCCGGTTTAGTCGCGTCCACGGTGGAAAAGAACCACTGGAGCCATATTGGGGACGCCATTCAGTACTTGGCACTGCATTACAACATCCAAGTCGAGGGTAATTTGTACCGTCGAAACACTAAAGCCAAGCTAATTGTGAGGCATAGCTACGCCTACAGTTAAATAGGCTAACAACTGTTAGTAAGTTATCATGTCGCAACGCGACATACTAAGGACCGCCATGCAAGCGCTTGGATTGACCATCCCTCAACAGCCACAACAGCTAAATATTGGCGGAATTATGTCTGCTAAACCCCTGCGCACGTTGCTTGCCGAGGAGGCGACTGCCGCAGCCGTTGCTCGCGCAAATGAGCAACAAGTAGAAGGCATCGTTCAGGCGCTGGCATCTCACATTCGCGGGCACTGGACTTTGGCCAAGGAGGCTAAGCTGCAGATCGAGATCGACATGCTTGAAGCCGTTTTTTCACGCGGCGGTCGATACTCTCCAGAGAAATTGCAGCAGATTAAGAAGCAAGGTGGCTCAGAGATTTACATGATGCTGTTTGCTACAAAGTCTCGCCAAGCAAAAGCACTACTGGCCGACGTTTTGATCGGAGCCGGTACTGAGAAACCATGGACGATCCACCCGACACCCAAGCCCGACCTGCCCCCCGAGACAGTAGATGGGATCATGCAGGCAGCTTATGAGTTTGCTGCCGCAGCCGAGATGGGCGGGGTTCCCATGAGCGTCGAAGACATCCGTGCTCAGATGGTTGCCGCTAAGGAGCAAGCTTACAACACCATCATGGAAGCAGCTAAGCGGGAGGCCGAATGTGCTGAACGTGATCTGGAGGACTTGATGGTTGAGGGCTGCTGGATGGAAGCCCTAGACGAGTTTCTCGATGACTTAACTGTGTTCAAGACAGCGTTTCTAAAAGGACCGATTGTTCGTAACGCCCCCGCTATGGAGTGGCAGGCTCAGCCAGATGGCAGCACCAAGCCGATAAGCATAACTAAGAAGAAACTGGAATGGGAGAGAGTTGATCCGTTCAACATGTTTCCAGCTCCATGGGCCAAGAACGTCAACGACTCGTACCTGATTGAGCGCCACCGTTTGAGCCGAGGTTCACTGAGCGCCATGATTGGTGTGGAAGGTTACAACGAAGATGCAATCCGTGCAGTGCTTGATGCTCACGGCACAGGCGGCTTACGTGAGTGGCTCTTGATAGACGCTAGCAAAGCTACAGCCGAGGGGCGTCAATCCGGTGACTTGACCGTCAACTCTGACCTCATCGATGCGCTCCAGTACTGGGGCAGCGTAAGCGGCAAAATGTTGCGCGAGTGGGGCATGGATAAAGGTGAAATTACTGACGAGGCCAAGGAGTACGAAGTTGAAGCTTGGATGATTGGTAGCTGGGTTATTAAAGCCACCATCAACCCAGACCCGCTGCTGCGTCGTCCGTACTACGCTGATGGCTATAGCCGCACCCCCGGAGCCTTTTGGCATAACTCTCTTTATGACCTAATGGCCGACTGCCAAGATATGTGCAACTCTGCTGCAAGAGCACTGTCTAACAACTTGGGCATCTCATCGGGTCCGCAGGTGATTGTGAACAACGACCGCTTGGCAACTGGTGAAGAAATCACAGAGATGTACCCTTGGAAAATTTGGCAGACTGTCAGTGACCCCATGGGTTCTAGCGCAGCTCCAATCACATTCTTTCAGCCCGGCAGTAACTCCGGTGAGCTAATGAGTGTGTACGAGAAGTTCTCCGCGATGGCCGACGAGTACAGCGGTATTCCCAAGTACATGACGGGCACACCAGGCGACGGCGGGGCAGGGCGTACTGCGTCAGGCATGAGCATGATGATTGGTAACGCCAGCAAGCAGATTCGAGAGTTGGTCTCCAGCATTGATATTCGGGTGGTCAGCGCAAGCGTGGACCGGCTGCACTTGTTTCAGCTTATGAATGATGACAAGTACAACTACCACGGAGACATTTCTATTAAAGCCCGAGGTGCGTTGTCTCTCACGGTCAAAGAGTCAGCTCAAGTTCGCCGCAACGAGTTTTTGGCTGCTACCGCTAACCCGATTGACATGCAGATTATTGGAATGGACGGACGAGCAGAATTGCTTCGGGCATCCGCCAAGGCGTTAGACCTTAACGTTGATAAAGTAGTTCCGAGCGTTACTGTCATTAAGCAACGGGCGCAGCAGGCTCAGTTGGCACAGGCAGGTCAGGCCTTACCCCCACAGGATCAGCAGCAGGTTGCGCCGTCCGAGCCGGGAAACGGCCAAGAACTGATGAATCAAGCCCCAGTAACTAATAATTTTGCAAATTAACGTCATTAATGACAGTTTATAACTTGCACACACTAACGTGTTAGTGTATATTTTCCGCTAATGGACAAGAAACAAGAACTGCAGTTGTTTGAAATGATGGCCTCGGGCCACCCTAGATTCAAAGAGTGGCTGCAGGCTGAGCTTGACCAAAAAATTGAGGTCCTCATGAAGGTGGTGGATGTCGAGCAACTGAGGCGTGCCCAAGGGTATGCACAGTCCCTCCAGAACATCATTACCAAACTTGATGAGGCAAGGGTGCGTAAGCCCTGACGGTTCCCCCTTAACAGCGATGCTGTAAGGTTTTTGACCGACGTGCAAAAAGCACAGGAGAAGTAGATATGGCATTGCCCACCCACGTTCAGCAGCAGCTCGAACAAGCAGAAGCCCTTTTGGAGCAAATGAATGCACCTACAGGCAGCTTAGAACCAGCAGCGGTAGAGCAGGTAGTAGATGCGGGTGTAGCCCCCGTAGAGCAGGTAGTTGTGGAACCGGCACCCAAACCAGCGGACGACTGGCAACAGAAGTTCAAAAGTTTAGACGGTGTTATTCGGTCCCGCGATGCGAAGATTTTGCAGATTTCGCAAGAGCTGGAGCAAACCAAACTGGAGCTGCAGCGATTGAGTTCTGCGCCGTCTAGGCAACCTGAACCGGTAGCTAGCAACCCCCAGGATGTTGAGATGTTTGGTGCGGACCTGGTTGAGATGGTGAAACGTATGAGTCAGCAAACGCTGGCCGATGTTTCCGACTCATACGGCGAACGGTTCAAGCAGCTAGAGCAGCGAATGGAAGGTACAGCGGGTGCTGTGGCCCAGAGCGAGCAGGACAAGTTCTTTGCGCGAATCGAGGCCTCAGTCCCGGATTGGGATGCAGTAAACGAGGACGATGCGTTTCGCGCATGGCTTGGAGAAGCAGACCCAGTGTACGGCGTACCCCGCCAATCCGCGCTGAAAGTAGCTCAAGACAACTTAGACGCAGGCCAAGTTATACGGATTTTCCAAGCTTTTAAAGGTTTGGCTGCTCCGGTGATCGCGCCGAAGGTCAACCCCCTGGACAAACAAGTGGCTCCACGAGCGGTTGCGTCAGCACCTGCCCAAGTACCCACCCAGACTACTATTTCGCAAGGCGCTATTACGGCGTTTTACAGAGATGTAGCTCAAGGCAAGTACCGAGGCAACGAAGCTAGGCAGCAGCAAATGGAGTCTGAAATCAATGCCGCCATGGCAGAAGGTCGTATCACATAGATAGGGTCGCCGTGGTGGTGCAAATATTTGGAGTATCACCATGGCATTCGCAGTAAGTTCTTCAGGTTCTAGTGGTAACACGAACTTCACCACTTCCCCCGCATACAGCGGCACATTTATCCCATCAGTTTGGTCCGCCAAGCTGAACGCGAAGTTCTACGCAGCTTCCGTCTATGGCGAGATCGCTAACACCGACTGGCAAGGCGACATCAGCGGTATGGGCGATAAGGTAACCATTAATTTGGCTCCTACGCTTACAGTCTCTGACTACGTTGCTGGTACGGCCTTGGCATATCAAGTGCCAACCCCAAGCACCTTGGACCTAAACATTGACAAGGGCAAATACTTTGCCTTCACCGTCAATGATGTTCTTGAGTACCAAGCCAAGCCAAACTTGCTGGACATGTTCAGTACTGACGCTGCTGAGCAGATGCGCATTGCGATTGACTCTACGGTCATTTACAACACCTTCGCTGGTAGCGACGCGACTAACAAAGGTGCTACTGCAGGCAAGAACAGCGGTTCTTACAATTTGGGTACCGATGCTGCACCTATCACGTTGACACCTGCCCTGGCTCTCCAGAAGATTCTGGAACTGGCTTCTGTGCTTGACGAGCAGAACGTGCCTGACGCCGGTCGCTGGTTGGTGCTTGACCCCTATACCCGCGCCATGTTGATGCAATCCAACTTGTCACAGGCTCAGTTCATGGGTGACCCAACCTCCATGGTTCGTAACGGCAAAATCGGCAGCATCGACCGTTTCACGGTTTATGTGAGCAACCAGTTGCCTAAAGGCGCCGCTTCCGCTGCTCCTTGGGTATCGGGTAATGGTTCTGAGAACAGCATCACTGCTGCTGGTGGTGTCAAACGCCGCGCCATCATCGCCGGTCACAAGTCGGCCATCACGTTTGCTTCGCAGATTACGAAGATGGAAACCGTCCGTAACCCCAACGACTTTGGTGACTTCATCCGTTCACTGAATGTTTTTGGCTACAAAGTAGTGAAGCCTGAGTCTTTGGCTACTCTTGTTGTTGTCTAAAAAGTTATTTGCACTAACGTGTTAGTGTGATAAACTGACCTCGGTCTCGCAAAGGCCGGGGTTTTTTCACGGGGGAACCATGCAGAATTTAGATGCCTTTCTGTCTCGGCTATTGCCATCCTTACCTGGGTGTCCAGATATCCTTGCACGTCAGGCGTTACTTGATTCCGCAATCGAATTTTGTGAGTCAAGCGGCATTGTCCGGATCACCCCTGATCCGCAAAGTGTTCAAGCAGGCGTAACTGAATACGACGTGGAAGTACCGACAGGTCAGAAGGTATGTAGCGTGCTCAAAGCGTGGTACGGAACTAAAGAACTTGACCCAGCCCCACACACCATGATGTCCAATGTTCAGGCCTACGTCGGCTCTGTAGGCGGCGTTGCGCCAAGTAGCTCCGATCCTTTGTTCTTCTTTGAGCTATCTCCCGGTGTTGTTGCTATCTATCCTGCTCCCAGTATCTCTGCTGCAGCTATGTTGACCTTTCGGATTTCTACCAAGCCGTCTCGAGTGGCAACACAAGTCGACGATATTCTTCTTGAAGATTGGGTCGAGGGCATTGTCTATGGTGCAAAAGCTCGCCTTCATGCAATTCCAGATACTAACTTTTTCTCTGATACCCATTCTGACTTTAGCCGATCAGCTTTTCGGCTTGCAGTTAACTTAGCCCGCACGGAGGCGCTACGTGGGCGCATTCGGGGCTCACTCAACATTCGGGCTCGTGCCCTTGCATAAGGACTATCCATGACTATCACCGCTCAATCCGTTATTCGCCGCGCCACTGACTTGCTGCAAGATCAAACTTCCGTTCGATGGCCTGTCAATGAGCTGGTCCGCTGGTTTAATGACGCTCAGCGCTCAGTTGTTAAGGTCAGACCTGATGCTATGAACACGGCAGCTACGATGCAGCTAGTCCAGGGTACTCGTCAAAGCTTGCTGAGTGCGACCGCTGCGGGTGGCTCAGCGGTGCTTACACCGTCCCCGGCTAAGTTGATCGAGATCACCCGAAACATGGCATCGAGTAGCGCTAAAAAGGCTGTTCGTTTGATCGCACGGGAAATGCTCGACGCACAGACTCCAGGTTGGCACGCGGTTACTCCAGTGGTTGATATTCTCAACTACATGTTTGATCCGCGTGATCCCCGCAGCTTTTACGTATACCCTCCCGCTACAACCCTTGCTCAGCTCGAGATCATGTACTCAGCGTACCCCACAGATGTTACGGAGCCAGCAGACGGTGCCTTGTATTCGGCAGTGACGGGCAACATGAGTCTTCCCGATATATATGCTGATGATGTGTTGAACCTCATCATGTACCGCTGCTATAGCAAAGATGCAGAGTACGCTGGCAACGAAGCTCGCGCGGCTGGATATCTTGCAGTTGTAACTGCCTCGCTGGGTGCGGAGATTGCCGCCACTCTTGCGGTGAAACCTCAGGTCAAACCTGGAATGGCATAAGCGATGAACAAGTCGCGGTAATTTTTTCGCTGGTATCCGTGATGCCTTAACAAGCGTCTATTTTTTCTTTTTCTTTTTAATTTTCTAGGAGCATTTCATGGCACTCAATACACAAATCGCTGACGCAACAGTCAACATCCAGGCAGATGCACTTGCTACACTTTGCAACAGCGGCACTATCCGTATCTATGATGGCACACAGCCAGCAACTGGTGATACAGCAATAGTTTCACAAGTCTTGGGCGTGACCCTGACTTTTGGCGCAACAGCTTTCCCTGCTGCTGTAAGCGGCTTGCTAACTGCTAACGCAATCACATCAGGCACAGCTGTCGCCGCCATCACGCCTACATGGGCGCGCATTATGAAGGCTGACGGCACAACTAGAGTGATGGATGTCAGCGCTGGAGCATCTGGCGCCAACTTGACCATTGGTGCGTTTACGGCCGGTACGATTGTCTCGGCAACGAGCTTCACGCACGACGTTAAAAACTCTACCTCTGGATTCTAAGTAGAGCAAAAATTGAATCATGCGCCTGAACTCGTCTTCGCTTAACTCAGCGGCCTTAAATGGTTCGTCGGGAATAAGCATTGCGTTTTCGGGTTCAGTTTCACAAACGCAGAGTCAGGAAGCAATCCTTGCAAGGGAAGTTTCTTGTTCTTTGGATTCATCACAAGTTCAGTCTGCAACCGCCGCGCTTGAGCGCTCTCAAATCGTATCAATTTTTGACAGCGTTATTCAATCCGCTTCAGGCTTACTTGATCGAACAGTCACATCTGACCTAGTATCTTCTCAGTCTCAGGGAGCAGTTGGCGCTTTGGACTGCACGGCTGAGTCCATCAACTCCTCGTCCCAGGCGCAGGTAGCAGATGGAGCTACTTCTCGTGCGTTGATTGGTCTTAGTGTTTCAGTAGATCAGGTTCAGTCAAGTGCTGCATTCTTAGACAATACAGTTTCGTTACTGTCTGATACAAGTCAGACTCAGGGTACAGTAATTTCCTGTACAAATACATATAACGCTGGATGGGACTCAAGTCAGTCTCAAACGGCAGTAGCAGCATTCACAGTTAATCAAGGTGCATCCACCTCTCAATCGCAAGCATCCTCTGGTGCATTCGCGGGTGAGGTCGTTGCGACGAGCCAGTCTACCCAGACTCAAAGCGCACAATCATCTATTGATTTGAATATTGCTAGTTCTGGATTGACAGAGCAGTCGCAAAGTTCTTTAAGCGCAGCGTCTATAACTGCTCTTCTCACTCTTGACGCTAGTCAGGCTCAATCGGTAATTGGCGCAAATGATCGCAGCCTATCAATATTGATTGACTCTAGTCAGACCCAAGAAATGGGAGCGCAAACACAGCTTGCCATTAGTTCAAATTCAGATAGTGCGCAGAGCCAATCGATTCTAGGTTCATTGCAGCCAACAGTTTATTTCGCTGCGTCAGACGGTATCACTCAATCTACCATTGGAATTCTTGATCAGCAAACGCAGACCTCGTTTTATACAAATCAATCGCAAACTTCGAATGGAGATTTGGCTCGAAATATCACTTGCTCCATAGATGCGTATCAGACTCAGTCGAGTGCTGGCTCATTGGTTGCAACGGTTAATCTTGGAGTTGCTACAGAGCAAGTGCAGAGTAACTTGTCTCAAGCGGACGTAACGTCGTACTTGTCTCACGTATCGACACAGACACAAAGTGCTGGCTCAGTCTATGCGCTTAATGTTGACTCGTCCAACTCATCTGAACAAGTTAATCAGACAACTGTTCAAACACAGCGCGATATATCATCATCGTTTGCCGCTTTTCAAGCGCAATCGTCTGGACCTTGTGTCTTCGAGCGCAATGCCTACTTCACTAACGAAGATGGAATAACCCAGTCTTCCGTTGGAGCAATGGAGAGGTTAGTACAAAGTGCTTTGCTAGTAGAGCAAGTCCAGTCTTCAGTTGGCGCTTCACTTCTAAGTATCTCTTGCTCGATGGGTGCAAGTCAGGTTCAGTCTAGTGATGGCAATGTGGCTCGACTAGTGATTTCTGTTATTTCAACAGAGCAGGTTCAAAGCAGTTTGGGTCTAGTTGACCAATTAAGTTTCTTGACAAATGCATCTACGCAGGTGCAAGCAGCAAACGGTAGCGTTGTACAAGCTATAGACTTAGCTAACGCATCATCCCAAGTCAGTCAGGCTAATCTTCAAGCTGAACGTGATGTTAACGCTATCAGCGCCTCGTCCCAGAGTCAATCGTCTGGGCCTTTTGTCTCCTCGCTCAACGTCTCCTTTACCAATCAAGATGGAATAACTCAGACCACTTCAGGTCAATTTGCCGCTACCAGAGCATCTACCACTACATCGAGTCAAGCGCAGTCTTCACTTGGAACGTTTGCCAGAACGAGGTCAATACCTTCTATTACTTCTGCGCAAGGACAAGGGGTCGTTACATCTGGCTACATGCGAACTATCGAATTATTTGCAGAAGCATCCCAAGCGCAAAGCGCTTTAGGAGTAACTGCCAGAAGCCTGACTGCTCCTACAGGAGTAAGCCAGCAAACACAAACTGTATTGATGGCCGTTTTGATACTCTCAACTTCACCCTCAATTTATATCGCCTACGTACCGGAAGAAACACATAAGGCAATAGTATGAGCATCCTTGCTAGATTTCAAAAACAACCAGCTGAGATACAAGATTACGACATCGACTTTTCTGAATGGCTTTCTGACTTGGCTGATACAGCCCCAGGTCCGAATGGCTCCGTAGTTACTGTTGAAGCAGGATTAACTATTCTGTACTCGACATTGACAAACGGCGTAGTCAAAGTTTGGACCTCTGGAGGAACTGACGGTACGACTTACAAGATAACTGCGACTTTGACCACTACCGGCAGTCGAGTTAAGCAAGCCGAAATAAAAATCAAAGTGAAGGAATACTAATGGCTACGCAGATATTTGCAAATAACGCTACCAGTTCGCTGGCTTCCGGTATCTCAGCTGTTTCGACATCGATTTCTGTTGCAGCCGGAGAAGGCGCTCTCTTTCCAAGTCCTACGGGTGATTGGTTTCTTCTGACATTAACTCAAGGAAGCGGCCCCGAATCAAGCTGGGAAATTGTGAGGGTTACAGCGCGATCAACAGACACGTTGACGGTGGTTCGCGCCCAAGAAGGAACCGCAGCAGCAGTCTGGGCTTCAGGCGCTAAAGCAGAGTCCCGTCTGACCAGTGGAAGCTTGGTTGCAGCAGTTGCAAGTGGTCAGGCCGGTTTACTCTTGGGGCTTGACAAGACCAAGCTAGACGCTACCACTGGAACAAACAGTGGCGACAACGCCGTTAACAGCACCTATAGTTCACTGGTGAGCAATGCCAATCACACAGGTGATGTCACGGGTTCTACCTCCTTAACCATTGCAAACAAGGTAACGATGACTGCGACTTTGCCAGTATCGGTATCAGGCAGTCCTACTGTGATCGCAAGTGCGCCAGTGGTTATTACCATTGCTGCGGCAACAACCTTGGCAGATGGCGCTATGAGTTTGGGAGACAAGACCAAACTAGATGCCGTGACTGGTTCAAACACGGGCGACAACGCCGTAAACACCACCTATGCCAGTGATTACCGATTAGCTAATTTTGTCGCTGGCACAGATTATCTTGCGCCAACCGGAAATGCGTCCGGTCTGACTAACTTCCCAACTTTGAACCAGAACACAACTGGCACTGCCGCAAACGTGACTGGCACTGTTGCTGTGACTTCGGGCGGTACAGGCTTAACAACAACTCCCGCAAATGGTGCATTAGATATTGGTAATGGATCGGGCTTCTCCAGAGCAACATTGACTGCGGGTACTGGCATAACGGTTACGAATGCAAGTGGTGCAATCACAATTGCGTCGTCGGTGATTCCTACATATTATCCAGACCAAGCTTCTTTCCCATCTGCGGCTGCTAATCATGGTTCATTGGCTCACAGCCATGCTGACGGATCAATGTATTTTGCTCACAATGCTGTATGGAATAGACTTCTTGATGCAAATACAACTGTGACA